TTGCGGGTGATCATATTCAGACGCAGCCAGGTAGCCCAGTCGTTCTGATCAATATTGACGCGGGAACTCTTGATGAACTCTCCACGACAACCAACAAATGGCGCTATATGATCACGGAGGATTCCACAGAAATCCCATGGGAAAAGCCCATGAGAATAAGCGTCACACAAAGAGGGAAATAGGCTAGATTTCTATAATTACTCGGCTGGCAATAGATTTTCCGAGTCCAGCGTCATCATCACTCTCGTTGTCTTCCAGCCCCTCATAGTCAACATCTTCACCGCCTTCATCAAATTCGCCTTCTTCTTGGCCCTCCGCTCCCGCTGCGGCCTCTTGTTGTTTCTGCTCCAGATTGCGTAGGAAGATTTGAGCTATGGATTGATTCCCGATTCCGGGAACATCGGCCCACTCGGCGTCATATGGCTTGTCATCATTTTCTATCCGGAGTTCGTTCACGGATTTTGTTGTTTTCAGGGCGGCATCAACAGTCTTTCGTGCCTCTTCCGAGTCGTCCTGCTCAAAGCCATGGAAGACAAACGCGAAATCAGGGTCCATCTGGTCAAGCATTTTCTGGAAGTGGCGCTCAAGGAAGGTTAGAGTGGAGCCGACTCCTTTGTCATCGGAATATTTTCGAGCCTCAGTAGATCCACTCTCAATCAGGCGCGCAGCTTTCTCGATCTTAATCCCCATGCTTTCCATGTCGACGCCGTAAAGCGCACCTATAGACATATAGAGAGTGTCCTGCCAGCGAGAAAACTGCATATCTTGATTGGATTCGCCGAGCTTCTGCCAGGAAATAGAAGCCTTGTCCCCGGACATCCCGGTTGGGATTATAGGGATTCCCCATTTCCCGACCGAGTTGGTCACTCCATCGGGGCTCATCATGTCAACGATATAATCCTCGATCTCCTGGACTTCGTCGAACCCGGTATCGCCACTAAGGAGAAGCATGCCCCGGGGGAGGTGGTCTTCGGTAAAGGCGCCAGCGTTATAGGCAAAGGAGTTGATCAGTGAGACAACCAGATCAACAGCCTGTTCAACTTTCGAATATCCATATCCATAGTTATCAACATCTGTTCGTGGGTTCGAGAACTGAAAGAGAATGTCCCTGGAGGTGTATTGAGTCACGACCTGGGAGTCGATCATTTGCACGAACCGGATTTTATCGTCTCCGTCGTAGCCCTCCTCGGTGCAACGGACGATTGTAGCCGCGTCAATTGCCTCAAAAGCGTATATCTGGCCCCCGCGGGTCCAAAGCAGTTCGGTGGCGACCTGGTCAAGCATCAAAAGATCCCTTAGTATTTTCTTTACGTAATGGACTAGATCATCTTCGTGCTCGACCTTGTTGCCCCACCCGGCTTGCAAAAAGAACTGCTGGTACTCCTTGGCCTTCTTCTCCTGTGCCTTTGTCATCTTGGCGTCAGGGTCTTTCAGTTCAATGGCAAACCCCCTGCGCCCTTTGGCCGACATCGGCCGGATGTATGGAACAACCTTGTCGGTGATGTGCCCGACGACAGTATTGATAAGCCATGCCTTTTCCCCAATCCTCCGGAGAAGTTTCATGGAGTAGTGCTTGTCGGGGCGGATCATCCCCCGCTGGTATCCCTTATATCGGGGGTTCAACAGCTTGGACTTAAATCTGTCCTCCCGGGCCTTTTCTCTTTGTATGGCCTTTTGGAATTCGCTAGGATCTACCACGCTGTTGCCTCCTTATCTGACGCCGAAGCCTGTCAAGTTCGGGGTTCCCCGTTGATTCAAGTTTCTTCCGCGGGGCCTTCGGGTCAGACTTTCCCTTGGCTCGCCTATACCCCTGGTAAAATTTAGACCCGGAATTCGAGTCTTCTTGTATTGCTATTGTACCAAGGGCAAGGCTCCAGAATCTATCCGCATGGGAATCCTTCGTGCTTCCCTCATAACGATTGTATTTCATCGCCGTTGTTGTCCGGCGAATTGAATAGATATCGGCGTGGAGGGGTTTGTCCATTGGCAAGACGTATTCGTGTCTGTCAAAACAGAGATAGGTTTGGTTCGCCATTATCTCTTTTGTCTCATTGGTGAACTGGACGCCATGGGCTATCGTTGGGAATTCGTCCTCGGCCCATTCGGCGAAGTCCATGCCGAGTCCGGATGCGTCTATGTAGAACCGTCGGATTGGGAGTGAGGAAAGGGCAAGCTTGGCGAATTTCCGTTGCTCGTCAAATTTGACATTCTTCAGCTCATAGCTCATCCATACGTGTTTCTTCTCGCCTTTGACGCCGATAAGTGTGAAGATGGAGGCGTCTTTCTTCCGGCCCATATCCCATCCGGCATAGAGATCCCCGTGGATCTCTGGATCATATGCCGGTGCGACCATGTTGACAAACTGGACCTCCCCATGTTCATTCATGGCTACCGCAACGTTGTTTACGGCTGTCCCGTTAAGGATTTCGGAAATGTCCTCATATTTGAATTGTTCATTTGGGGCCTGCGGCGTACAAGCCATTATCATTTTCATGGAAATGAAAGCTTCTGTCTCATCGGTAAACTGGCATTCGAATTCCTGGACGAACGACCCAAAGGGGAGGGTGGCAAATATTTCCTGGAGAATTTCTGTGCCAAATCGCTCGACGCGGTCCGCGGTGTTCATCAGTGGAGCTTCGTCAAGCGCTGTTTTTACATCGGTGCAGAGGGCGGAGGCCCACCACCATGGAACCTCCAAGCGGATATAATTCTTGAACTCATCAGTTTTCGTCAGGATCTCGTAGAAACGCCCCTCGGTCATGAGAGGGGTGGACCCTATTGAGAGCAACCCCCCCCGGGCGAGACAGGGAAGCGCTGACTCATAGACCGATGCGTCATTGGCGTGGAAGGCGAATTCGTCCAGGCATACGCCGCCCCATGGGTTTGATGTGCCGAAGCCGCGGAGGGCAACGGACGGGAGGCTGATCAATTGGCTTTTTGACTTCTTTCCGTCGTCCCAAAATTCCAGAGAGGTTTTACTATCGGACGCAACTTGCTTCCGCCACTTTTCTGGAATATTCATGAGGGCGTTGCGGGCGTCGAGAATCTTGCCGGCTGCGTCTCGCATCCCATATGATACGAAGACCATTTGATATCGGAACGATGTTGGATGAATAGCTTCGATAACTGCTTTCAGTGATGTTATATACGACCATCCGACGCGGCGGGATTTGTTGACAATAAGAAATTTGTGGTCGGCCTTAAGATACCACTCTTGCCAGAAATCAAGATCATAATCCGGGTTTATTTCGGTGAGCGCGACCCTGGCGAGAGTAGCTTTTTCTTCTCCTGTCCACATGTGGGTTATATTACTACTCTGCCGGGAAATGGTCTATTTATGTCAGGACAACGCGTTTGTTGCTTGGCTCCCACGATATCGGATTGCACATGGAAAGCCATTTGTTCACCATGGATTCAATATCTCTTGCTGATTTTCCCTCGTGTTCTCCAAGGTCTTCGGCGCTCCAGTCTTCTGGGAGAACACTCTCAAGAAACTCTGTCATATCGAATACCGGTAGTTGTGAGGGTTTGCAGATAACAAGCTGGAGGCTCCCCTTCTCGGCCCCGGTGTTCTCGCAGAAGAAATCGATATCATCTTCGCCGAAGAAAAATTCATCCGAATCGAAAAGCGAGAGAGGAGTTTCCCCATCCCATTCGACAACTGGGAACGATAGGAATTTCTCGGTTCGCTTGATATAGGAGCATTCTGGACAAAGCAATCGATGTTTTGATCCGGTAGGTTTACCGCATGCCTCGCAACGCCTATCGATGGCAGCGCTATATTCTGCATCCCGTTTTTTTGGCCACGCAAGACCGTTGTGTTGGAACATCGTGATTCTTCTTCTCTTGATCTTGGTTTTTTCCGGAAGGATCAAATCTATTGGAGCGCTATTCTTCATTCTGATCCGCCTTCTCTGGAAGCAAGAGATTGTCCCCACTACAAAAGAACCATTTTTCATTGAGCCCCGGCCCCAGTTCCCTTGCGAGGAGATCTATTCGTGTCGTCTTTCTCTCGTTGGAAAAGCCATATTCTTGAAGGTTTAGGCGCCCCTCTAAGTCCTTCTGGGCTACCGTCGGATCTTCGGCGACGACATACCAGTCGCCTAACCCGTTATGAAGCCGGTACAGATTCAGTTTCATCTTCTATACTCCTTGGAATATTGATTTCGTTCGGAATGTTCCTGTTCGGGCAATTGTATGCGTGGTTTCCTGCCGAATCCAGTTGGCAGAATTCGCATTCGAAGGGGGTGAATGTCATATTCCCTGCCGAATCTGTTATTGTTTGGCCGATCACTTCTTTTTCTCCTGGAATGAAAGCATTAGCTTGTCCAGCTCTTGCATTGCCCCATGGATCTTCATACAAGCGTCTTCGATCTCTTTC